GGCCCCCGTTCCAGCACCGTTGATGTCAATGGTTATTGACGCATCATCCGTGAGGGCTGAAGTAGAGATGACTGGCGGCGTGGCGGCAGTTTGAGATGTTAGTTCACCTACGTCAATGGTTATCTGAGTGCTGAGCACGGAAGACCCGTTCTGCTTGATGTCCACCGTAACTAGGCCGGAGGATGATACCGTGTTGATGTTCGCGCGCACCCCCGTCAGCGTGGCTGCCGACGGCATACGGAAGGTCACCTTGGCGGTGCCGGTGGTAAGAGCAGTGGTTTCGTCCGACGCGGCAACCCCGAGTTGAAAAGCGGCGTTCGCGCCAGTGGGACCCGTAGGGCCGGTTGCGCCAGTAGCGCCCGTGGCTCCAGTTGGGCCAGTCGGACCCGTAGGTCCGGCAGCGCCGGTTCCACCAGTCGGGCCTGTCGGCCCTGTCGGGCCAGCCGCGCCGGTGCCACCAGTCGGACCGGTGGGGCCGGTCGGACCGCCCCCGGCAGGACCAGTGGGACCTGTTGGGCCGGTCACGCCTGCTCCGGTGGGACCTGTTGGACCTGTGGGTCCAGTAGGACCAGTCGGGCCAGTCGGACCCATGCCGCCGCCTGCGCCGGAGGTATCCCAGTGCGCAATAACGTCTGCTTCGGTGGTGCCAAAGGAGACAAGTGTTAGGATAGCCGTGGCATTCGCTTCGATATGCGCCGGAGCAGTTCCTCCGACGAATACCCAGCCTCCGGGGAAGGTAAGATTTCGTTGCGGCCCATCAGCGGTTATTTTGAAAAACACTTGGCGGTTAAAATTACCGTTGATGGTGCTGAAAGAAGCGTCACCCGAGAGTCCGATGTGGTTATACGGACCGCGAGATAGGTCGAGGACGATAGCCCCCGCAGAGCCTGGTGCGTCCACGTCCCAAAACTTGAAGGTGGTATCGGAAAGTGCAAAGGGGGCAACCACAACCGCAGCGCTGTCCGCGAATGGGGGGTGAGTTTCCCGGTAGACTATAGGATACGTCGCGTATCCGCCCGCTATAGTGGCGTAGTCCGTCAGTTGCGCGTAAAACCACTTCGTCGGGTCTGCGGAGTCCTTGATGTAAATCCAACTCTGAGGAACGAGTTCAAAAAGAATGTTAGCACCGAGAGGCTGACCGTCGGCGGCTTGCTGCGAAAGATACAAAAACCCAGTGAGCCCATCCGAGGGATTCACGCTTAGCCGAACTTCGCCCGAGCCCGGAGGGGCGCTGTTGCTCGTCCGATAGGTATAGTTCCACCCGAGGCCCGCGCCTCCGCCGGTGCCAGAAGCACCTGTAGGGCCGGTCGGACCTGTAGGTCCGGTGGGACCTGCGCCCGACGGCCCCGTAGGACCGGTTGGGCCTGGAAGACCGACACCGTTAGCACCTGTCGGACCGGTTGGGCCGGTCGGACCGCCAGCAGGGCCGGTCGGACCCGTCGGGCCGGGCTGCCCTAGCAAGCTAGGACTACATCGGCGCAACCGCTCTACTCCGTCCACGTCGGCGAGAACGAAAACGTCTGTGGGGGAGTCTGTCGTGGGTATATCTGTAGCTCTCATTGATTCAAGATAAGGGATTCGAGGGCGTCATCCACGACGACAATTCCGTTTTCATCCTCAAAAAGGTCGAGGACTCCCTCGCCGGGGTTATTCACAATCATCGTATAGCCAGGGGAAGCAATAGTTTTGTCACCCCCACGAGGGCGTCGGCAGGAATGAACTAACAGTCGGTGATTATCGTGAACCACCGGGGTGCCTCCGCCTTTGTTATTCCAGGGCTGTTCCATTAGGCAATCCGTATCATGGTCATGCTAGTGGCAAGTGCAATGGCGTCGATGATGCCTCCGCCGGAAGCACGGCCCCAGAGTTCCAGGCTGGTGTTCAGGCTGGTGGTGGTGACGATAGCGTCAAGAATCACCTGCGAAAACTGGTTCGGCACGAGATTGGAGATGTATTTCTCCGAGCCAGCGATGTCCGAGCCGCTCGTGGTATTGCGCAGTTTAAACAGCGCTGCGTCGGAGGTAGCCACGCCGCCTAGACCGGCAACCGACACCACGGCGGTGATTTTGTAAGTCCCGATAGCCGGGAGCAAAAACGCCGGGTTGCTCGTCACGAACGTCACGGCGGTGTAACTCACCGGCAGCGGAAAATCCGTCCCGGTGGTGCTGAAATAGTATCCGTTCGTTTGGGTCACGATTTCGCCCGCGGGACCTGTATCTCCTTTGGGACCCTGCTTTCCTTCCGGGCCGGTGATAGCAGCGCCGGGAGGGCCGGTGACGATGACGAGCTTGCCCGCGGAAATGAATCCGGACGCGCCGGGGACCGACTGAATCAGTTGGAGGAAAAGCGTGCTGGTGCTGCCGGTGGTGCTGATGGCACTGACGAGATACCAACCGGAGGCACCGACAAAAACATACGACCCCGTGAGGATAGCCGGATTAAATTCGACGGTCACCTGGACGTTAGGATTGCCCGAGGGCTGCGTGAAGCCCGCCAGGGACACGGTGTAGGCGTTGTTTCCGCTGGTGCCCGCCGCTCCGGGTTCGCCCTTCGGACCGGTGAGACCGAGGATGCCGTCTCCGAACAGCCGGATGAAGTAGCAGGCCAAACTCTCTTCAGCGCTGCGGGGATTATTCGGTAGACCGATGTCGAGACTGCACGGCAGCGTCCAGACGACTTGTCCGTTCACTTCCGACTTGACCACGGTTCCGAAAAACTGAGTCGTGAAATTCTGAATCTGGGACGGCAGGCTCTCGCACGCGGGCGTGTTGTGGTGCCCGACGTGACACGGGTCCTCGCACCGGTGGTGATGGTTATTATCCGAACAGCTTCCGCAACTCATGGTGCAAGGTCTTTCTCTAATTGTTTAATCGTGGCCGATAGTCCGCCGTGGCGGTGGGCCAGAAACCAAACTAGCACTGCGCCTCCGCCTATGCTCAGGATTAAAAGTTCATGTCCGACAATGAGGCTGGGCAGGACAATGAGGGCGACTCCAGCAGCCGCGCAGGCCGCGCTGGTCGTAACGCTTCCGACAATGAGTTTAAGTGGAGGATAAAAGGCGCTTGCGGCCCCAAAAACAAATAGGACGATGCCAACCCAGACGACGCCGGATAACGACGCCAACTTGGCTGCCACTTCGCGAGCGGTGTCTTTCTGCGCCGCGCCGATGCTGATTTCGTTGCGCTCCGTGGTGCGCGTGCCGGAGGGACTTTCGGTGATGCTCTCATACTTTTGGGTAGTCGGTGACTTGGGGTTTTGACTTTGCCGCAACTCGCTCTGGAAGCCGCTTCCGGAGCGAATCACAGCACGCCCCGGTCGGAGCGGAAGATATGCGCAGCCTGCGAAAAGACTAGCTGCTAGAATCAGTGTCGCTATCAGGGTTAGTTTCATCGAGTGCTTTCTTAATCGCGGCGCGCTTGGACTTGCTCAGCATCCGGGTTTTTCGGACGATGTAAATCACGGTGACGATGCCTACGGACACCTGCGCCACACTGACCAGGATGGACAGGATGGGTTGGAAAATCTCCGTCCATTTGTGGACGGCTTCGAGGCCGAGGTTGCCCACGGCCAGCATCATTACGGGATGGTCTTCCATTTACTTCGCCAGAATCTGGAGTAACACGGTGAGTATTTTTCGGAGTAATTCCTCAGCGGTATCGCCGGGACGAGGATTGGTTTCGTTTGCAGCCATAGTAGTCTCTCTAAACAGTGTGGTTTTTTTTATTTACCGGCCAGAAGTAAAGAGACCGCCGGAATTACCCGGCGGTCTCTCGTTCACCTACCCCTGACCACCGCTGGATTACAGCGGGAATTGGGCACCGTCCGGAAGGACGGGGGTAATCACGTCATTCGGATTACCGACGCTGGGCGTCTCGTCATCGCCGCACACTCCAATGGAAGTGAAGCTGTCCGAGCCGCTGAAGGAACTGGCAGTCGTGTCGAGGCACCCGACGAGGCCGAGGTCCGCTTTGCAGCGCTTATACAGAATGGGGACGATGTGCTGCGGGCGCAAGGGCCGGTAAGCACGGGTAATCTGGTATTTGTGCCACCCGAAGTCCCCCCAGGTGTTACACTCGTTGTCGATGTGGTAGTGCCACTCAAGCTCTCCCATGTGCAACTGTGGGGCGAAGCGGAAGGAGCCTTCTCCGACGTATTTCTCGGGCACGAGGCGCTCGAAGCTGCCATCAGCAATGAGGACGCCGAGTTCGTAGTCCGCGGCCAGCCAAACGGGGTTCGGCTTAGCGAACGCGGTGCGCCGGGCAGGGTTGCTGACGATGGTGACGGGGTCAACCAGAGCCAGGGTGCCATCGGCGTTGAAGCCGGTAGCGCGCAAGGGCCGCTGGTCCACACCAAAAGCAATGCCGCGGTAAGCGGGGCTCTGCTCGAAGCTATAAGCGGTGAGAGTCGTCTCGCCGAGCTTGTAGCCGCCGGTCGTAAGGGCAACCATGACGTTTTGGACGCCGACTTCAGAGCGAAAATACTCGACCTGGTCAGACCCGCCGATGAAGCGAAAGTGGGGCATCCCCTTGTCGTTCGCATACCACTCAGCGAAAAGAACTTCGCGCATGTAGCGGGCGATGTAATGGAGCGCCTTGAAGGTCATCGGACCCGTGGGCAACAGTGGCGCGAACTTCACGCCGAGGTCGGTTTCGAGACCGCCGGTCCACAGTGAATCGAAGTCGTAATTCGCGTTGGCCGTGAATTTCGACGCGGAGCGCAGGTAAAGCTGAGCCCGCACGTCAGCGTTGACGTATTGGGTAATCAGTTTCTTCATGCTGTCTTCGGCCATCACATAGGAGCCCTTGAAGGCAGCATAGCCTTTCTTCACGCAGATGTTCGGACCGCGGCCACGGAACGACTCAAGCCGGAGCGTGAAATCGACGGTGTCCGTCAAGTCCTGTTTGCCTTGCTGGCCGCAGATGTCCAGGTCGCAAACGAAATTGGGGATTGCCAGGCTATCGCCGGGCGCGGCCTGCATTTGCACGACGGAACGAATCGAGTCGGAAACGCCGGACGGGAAAACTCCGCCGCCGATAACGTTGAGGTAGGGTGAATTCGCGGCAAGCGCCTTAGCGATGGTGCCGACGATACGATTTTGGTCCTTGGACGCCAAGTCGCTGATAGCGCTGGGGTCATCACAGAAAAAAGCCATAACGGTTAAGTGGTTTACTAACAAGCTTTTACAACGGAAGCTCACTCCGTCGTGCAGATTTCCCTGCACAGGACTATTTTGATTTCGCTGTGGCCATCAGCGGTTAAGGCCGTCCCCGACGAAGCCGAATCGAGGCATTCTAAGGCTTCATTATACGGTGAGGGTAAAAAGAAAACTGGTCAACTGTAAATCAGCGATTTAAAAATGCCTGGCGCTCCGCCATGAGCCGGTCGAACACCGCTCGGGACTTAACCTGGTGGACGAACACTACCCCGTTGTAGCGCACGTTGCGCGCCATCTCCGAGAGTCCGATGTCCGAGGAAGTCTCGAAGCTCCGTCCATCCGGATAGCTGAAGTGAGGAATACCCGCCGCGTGGCAGAGTTGAAGTTGGTAGTGGTCGATGCACCCGGTCGGTATCGGCATTCCGCCCTGAGACTCCGGCTCACAATATGACGGTGCGGGGGACTCCAACACGGGCACCAGCCGCTCCAGCACTTCGCGAGAAAAAAAGTAGGGGGGCTGCATCGCTATCTTCGGAAGTTTGGATGCGCCGGTGTTAGTATCCTGGACTTCGTTACTCCAAAAAACATTCGGATGGTCGAGCAGATACCGGGGCATCTTCGGGGACAGCATGACACTGTCAGCGTCGTGAAAAAGGTAGTGAGTATACGGAGTTTCGAGAAGTGCCCGCAGATACGCCGCGTGGCGCACGAGAGACCGAGCACCCGCCCACTCCGCGGCACCGCAGGACCGGTAATAGACTCCCTCGGGGTTGCCCGCGAGCGCCGTGATGGGCGCGTCCTCCGGGCTGAGGATAAGGACACTAACGCCGTGGTGACGGTAGGCCGGAAAGTTAGCTTCGATTTGGTGCTGGTCCCCGGCGTATCCGCTAACTGCTACGAGCATGTTCCGTTTCATAAATTTCTCGGGCTTCCCGGCAGAGTGCTACCTGCCAGTCGGTTTTGATTGGGTGACAAAAGGTCGTTCCCATTTGGGCAATGCGGTAGTGCAGCGTCTGCCAGGCGATTTTCTCCGGCTCCGTCTCAGTCGTGCGAAAAACCTGTTCACCTGGGTGCTCTAATTCCGTAAAGGCTCGGTGCCGCAGCCCGGCCTCGCACGCCCACGCGAGCATGGCGTAGTCCAGGTAGGGAGTGATTGGATGCACCGGGACGCGCGCGCTAGCTTCCAACATGCGTTGGATACTCTGCCGAGTTAGGAAATATGGGGGCTGGGCCGCAATCTTCGGATACGGGCTCGCGTGCGGTCGGGGCTCAACTACTTCATTCGACCAAAGCGTGTCCGCGGCCTGGTCGTATAACCGGGGGTCAATGCGGGCGCTCACGCAAAAACTGTCGGCATCGTTGAGCAGAAAATACTGGTGGGGAAACGTCAGCAGATACTTCAAGTGCTCGTGCTGCCGAGTCCAACTGTCCGCGCCGATGTAGGCGCGCTTGCCTTTATGCACCGCCCAGTGGCCCAGGATGGTAACCGGGCTGTCCTCCGGGGACATGATGATGACCGGGCACCCGTGCGCGCAGTGTATCGGCATGGCGCGGCGCACCAGGGCCTCGTCGCCTGCGTAGCAATGGATGCTGACGACTGTGTCAGGATTCATGTTCATCGCTGGCTGTCGTAAATAAGTTTTGCGTGGGGGGCCAGTTCCCGGTCGAGGAAGTCCCGGTAGGCCCATCCAAGTCCGTCGCACAGTTTTACTCTCGGCCTCCACCCAAGAGATAACATTTTAGAACCGTCTAGGGCACGCTGGGGGGTTCCGTCTGGCTTACTAACATCCCATTGAATTGGACCTGAAAATCCCACAACCGCCGCTATCGAGGTCGCCAGGTCCCGTATAGAAATTGGATGCCCCGAGCCGATGTTAACCGGAGACGGGTCATTATACTTCTGCATGAGAGTTATACACGCATCGGCACAGTCGTCAGCGTAAAGAAATTCCCGTGTGGGAGCCCCAGAACCCCAGCACGTAACCGCTCCACGACAAATCCGGGCCTCGTGAAATTTGCGAATAAGTGCCGGTAAGACGTGGCTTGATTTTAAATCATAGTGGTCAAACACCCCATATAGATTAGTCGGCATACACGAAATGAAGCACGACCCGTGCTGACGCCAATACGCCTGGCACAACTTAATGCCCGCGATTTTGGCAATCGCATACCACTCATTGCTGGGTTCCAGGGGGCCTGTTAGCAAGCTGTCCTCCCGGACCGGCTCAGTTGCAAGTTTCGGATACACACACGCGGAGCCCATGAACAGCAACTTTTTGACCCCGTGCCGGTGCGCACCCTCAATAACATTCATTTGAATCTGAAGATTCTGAGCGAGGAATTGCGCTTCGTGGCCAGTATTGCTGCACACTCCCCCGACACGGGCCGCAGCGAGAAATACATACTCCGGTTTTTCCCTATGAAAAAATCGCAAAACGTCCCTGGTCTCACAAAGGTCCAAGGCATCGTGAGTCTGTGCAACAATGTTATTAAAGCCTTTGGCCCGCAACTGCCGCACGATAGCGGACCCGAGAAGTCCGCGGTGACCGGCGACGTAAATTTTAGAGTTTTTCTTCATACAAATCTGCATCCACCATCATCCGCACCAGTTCGGGGAAACGCACCTTGGGTTCCCAGCCGAGGGCACCCCATGCTTTTTGATAGCTCCCGATAAGCACATCGACTTCCGCCGGGCGGTCGTATCGGGGGTCGTGCTCCACGTAATCGTGCCAATCGAGTCCGACGTGCGCAAAGGCCAGTTCCAGAAACTCCCGGACGCTGTGAGTCTCGCCCGTCGCGAGCACGTAATCGTCGGGCTTGTCCTGCTGTAACATGAGCCACATGCCCTCAACGAAGTCCTTGGCGTAGCCCCAGTCCCGGCGTGCGTCCAGGTTGCCGAGATACAGTTTGCGCTGGGTCCCGGCCTTGATGTTCGCGATGGCGCGGGTAATCTTGCGGGTGACAAAAGTTTCACCGCGCCGGGGGCCTTCGTGGTTGAAAAGTATTCCGTTGCTCGCGTGCAGACCGTATGCCTCGCGGTAGTTCTTGGTCATCCAGTAGGCGAAGACCTTGGCGCAGCCGTAGGGCGAGCGAGGGTAGAATGGGGTCGTCTCCTGCTGAATCGGCTCCTGGACCATGCCGAACATTTCGCTGCTGCTGGCCTGATAGTATCGAGTGCGAGTGCCGTGCTCCCGAATCGCTTCGAGCAGCCGGACCGCGCCCATGCCGACAACGTCGCAGGTGTATTCCGGGCAGTCGAAGCTCACCCGGACGTGGCTTTGAGCCCCCAGGTTATACACTTCGTCCGGTGCAATTTTTCCAATGAGGCGCGCGAGACTGCTGCCATCCGTTAGGTCCCCGAAGTGCAGATTCAAGCGGTCGAAAATGTGGTCGATGCGCGACGTATTTATCGTCGAGGACCGGCGAAGAATGCCGTGGACGGAATATCCCTTTTCGAGCAGTAACTCCGCAAGATAGCTGCCGTCCTGGCCCGAGATGCCGGTAATGAGTGCTGTTTTCATACAAAGTGCTTTCGTGCGAAACTTATAGCGGAGAGGTCTTTGACGCCGTGCAGCCAAACCACACCGCGGTCGGCGATGCTGTGCAACTGGGGCTCCGTCATGCTGGCGGTCCGCCAATGGAATTCCATGAACTTGAAATTCGCGGTGCCCCAGGTTCGGAAATCGCCCGCGAGGCCGTAGTCCCATCCAACGCTGGTCTCGTTCACGCGCCGGGCCAGCCAGTGCAAAAACCGCAGGTTGCCGGACAGAAAACAGTTGCCGTTGATGTGTTTTGCGATGCTAGGACCTTCGACCTGGCATCCGGCCACGCACACCTTGCCCCGGAGCTTGTCCCACGCGTCGTGAAAGATGGGCAACCAGTCGCGATTGAGGGGGGCACAGTCGGCTTCGAGCATGAATGCCGCCTTATATCGAGGGATGCCGGGTTTTTCTGCCGACATGGAGTAAAACCATTCGATAGCGCCGAACGCGAGGCTGTTGCACCCGCAGGGCCATCCGACTCCCTTGCGCACGGACGTGTGGGTGAATACGTGGAACTTGCGGGCCAGGTATCGCACGGCTTCGCTCGAAAAAGGTTCGCAATCGAATCGGTTCACGAGCAGCAAGTCCGCGGATTCATTCACGCCTTCTGGCTGAGTGTCCGCGAGCAGCTTGAGTAGCGCGCCCATTTGCGCTTTGTCGCCGGACCAATACGGCGCGACGAGCAACAGTTTGTTGCTGCGAGGCTTTGCTATTTCGCGTCGGTTGCTCATGGGTTATCCGCGGGGTCCGTAAACTTTGTGCCCTACGTGGCCCGCGACAAGGCCGAAGTCCACGTAGGGTTGATGGTTCGCTGCGAGGGCGCGGGTGCAAAAAGCTACATCTTCACCCATGCCGAGGCAGCTATGCGTCCGCGCCGTAGCTTGCGCAGCCGCTAAGATACCGTGGGCCTTTGCGGCGTGCTCGCCGGTTAGTGGCCCCTCTGAAAAAACCTTGAGTGCCCGGCCTACCGCGGCCATAAGCTCATGCTCGCTACTCGTGAACCAGTGCCCGTGACGACCGCCGGGGTCGCGCGCGAGATACGGAAACTTGCGTTCGATGTCCTCGAAAACGGTGCGGTGTATCAGTAGGCAGCCGGTGCCCACCCACTTCGTCGGCCTCAGTTCGTCGCGGGGCACCTTGCGCGCGTCGGCCTCGTGGTCCGCGCGAGCCGCACCCTCGTTATACATCGGTTTGTTCGCGCCGGGCTGCCGTCCGAAATACAGCGCGCCGACGAGGGACTTCCCGTGGCTGAGTAGCCGGTCGATGGTGTTGTAACTGGCGAACGGCTCCGGTAACGCAAATCCCGTGTGCGCATTATACCAGAGCGCGTTGCCGAAGGGCAGCACCATGTCGTCGTCGATGGTCAGCATCCACTCAAGGCTCGATTGCAGAAAAAGGTCTGCGCATGTATTCCGGCTGTGGGCCACGAAGGCGTCCCCGAAGTTCAGCATACTGGCGGTGCGCCGCTTGTCCGTAAGCTGCGCCACGCAGAATGCTGTCATCGGATTCGTCTGCTTCATCCAGGGCAGCACGAGCATGACCTTCTTGTCGAGGACGGTCACGCTGTTAGTTGGAGTTGTCGCAATCATTTAGTAGTCCCGGTCCCAACACGCCCACACTCCGATAATAATGAATATAAGAACGAATCCAAAAAATACTGCCGCAATAGTTGTCTCAAACGGGCTCATATCACTTGTTGGCGGCGGCGCGTTCGCGTTCTTCCGTCACCTGTTTTCGCAGATTATCGAGGGCGTCTCCGGCGGACTGATTAAAGTCGTCTTTCTTCGACACGGGTGCCGGAGCATTCGTCGGCGCATTCGACTCGCGGATGCGCGTCACGCTTCCTTGCTTGAATTTGTCCAGCTTAGCCGTCAGGTCGGCGATGGTTTTCTTGTCAACCTCAGAACCTGACTTAAGCGCAGCGTGCTCCTTTTGCAGATAGAAAAGCTGCGCGGTCGCGGTCAGCATGATGGCACGCATCTCCGGACTGTCATCTTTCATGGCCGCTTCCAGATGGCCCTTGGTCGTTTTCACAAACTCATTGTGTTCTGCGGCGGATTTACGGTCGGCTTCTGGTGCTTTCGGGTCAATCGGCTTTTCGGTGAACCAGGACAGGGACTTTGTTAGCTCCCCCAGGTGTTTTTGGGTCGCCGTATTGTGCTGAACTGCGGCGGCTTCCGCGGCCTTGGTGCGCTCCGCGACGTATTCCGTCACGTTGGTCTTGGCGGCTTCGATGGCGCGGCTTTTCTCAAACTTGCGCTGCTCAATGTCAGCAATCTTGGACTCCACGGTGCGTTGCAGCGCGGGGTCAGCGATGGCAGCGAAAAGGGCATCCATCTTGACGTTTTCCGGTCCGCCGTGCTTCTTGATTTCGGCGATAATTTCCGGGGTGGTCACTTTGGAGCGCTGAAGCTGCGCGTAGATGAATTCGCGCGTGGTTTCTACGTCCTTGTCGAAAGTTTTCCACTTCGGGTCGGACTCAATGTCGAGTTTTGCGCGCCAGGTCCGGTGGTCTTCCAATTCCTTGAGCGCTTCCGGCGGCGCAGTGTTTTTCAGTCGCTCCGCAGCTTCTGCGTTCTCCTTGCGTAGCTTTTCAAGCTCGGCTTCGAGCTTGGCAACCTCCTGGGCCGCTTTAATTTTGATGGCGGCGAAAGATTCAGCACTTTTGGGGCTGGCGTTCGGCGCGAGTGTCGGACTGTCCTTGAAAAGGGCTTCGGCGCGCTTGCGGTCGGCTTCGATTTTGTCCGCGGCAGCCTTCGCCTCGGCGATTTCAGCCTCGGTCTTTGCCGGGGGAGTATTTTCAGCGGGTTTTTCCTCTGTCGGGGCTTCTGCGGCCTTTTTCGCGGATTCTTCAGCGGATTTGGCGAGGGCGTCGAGTGCGTCAGCCGCATCTCCGCTGTCCACGGGGGCCATATTCTGGCCGGAAATGTCCTGCGCCGCTAATTTCTGCGCAACTTCGGTGTTGTGGGCCGTCGCGTCAGGAAAAGTCTCCAGCGCTACCTTGTTTGTGTTAGTGTTTTCGGGCATAGGTGGTTATTCGTTGAGTTTTTTACCGTCAGAGTGAGCCTCGTCGTCTTCGAGCGGGGGGTAATTGTCCTGTGACTTCGGCGCATCCTGCGTCGGGACCGTCAGAGTGATTATAGCCTTGAGGGATTCCTGCCATCCACGCACTTCACCGGAACGAACGCATATTTCGTTAGTATCGCCCTTGGCTAATAGCGCCGGAACGGACTCCGCAAGCTTCGGGATAAGCCTTTGACCGGTGCGGGTGTTAAAAAACGTGCGTAGAACAGCGCAATCCTCGCTGTCCCAGGGCAAACTGTCATTCGTGATTTCCATTGGTGGTCATTTTAGGGGGTTATGGTTGGGCTTCCGGCGGGGGTGGGCCGACGGAAGACATGATTTGGTGGCCCTCGGCATCGTGGGCCATACTCTGCTGCTGAACTTGCTGCGCCTGGGCGTCGAGCGCGTGTAAATTCGCAATCTCAGGCCCGGCTTTCTTAAGAAAATCGAGGACAGGTTTTATTTTGTCCTTCGGCGCGCCCTGAGCTTCCCAGTTGTTCGCGTGCTCGTTGATGTGCGCTACGAGCGTCTCGAAAATTGCTGTGTGGCTCTGGCCCTCCATCATCGCGGACGCTTGTTGCTCGGCAATCGGCATCAAAATGCTCAGATGGATTTCGTGATTATCGCGGGGGGACACCGGCACCGGCTGGCCTTGCATAATGAGCGCCAGTTCCATCTGCTGTAACCGGCTCTGCTCCGCCTGCTCCGTCGGGTCGTTCGTCGGAAGCAACACGCGGTCCACGAAGTCCGAGCCGACTCGGGCCGTGCCGTCTTCTACTTCGAGGGCGCGCTGATTATACAGCGGGTTGCCCCTTTTCTCGGTGCAAAACGCGCTCGTCATTTGGCGCTCCGCGGGCGTTAGGTCGCGAATCGTGCTGGCCACGGGCTGCATCCGCAGTTCCTCGATTTCGGCCCGCGTCATGTGCTCCAGCAATTCCTTCTGCGCGGCCTTGGCATCTTCTTCGAGGGTGTCCGGGTCGCAAATTCGTTTTTGCATGGTGCGCACCATCGCCACGAACTGCTCCAAAAATCTGGTAATGCGCACATCCTTGGTCTCTTCTTCTCGCGCGGCGAACAAATCCACTTCCGCTTTGGTGGTGCGCTCGCCCCCGAATTGCCGGGGGCTGGTGTTGCCGATAAGTTGGTCAGCGAGCAACGCCAGATACGCGTCGAGCTTGAGGAATGGCTCAATGTCGCCGTCGATTTTTTGCTCGCGCAGGTCCCAGTCTCGGGGGATTAGGGCCATGCAGCCGATGACGTTCATCTTGAACGTGTGCAGCCGCTTCACGTCGCCCTGGACGAGAATCTTGCCGGAGAGGATACTCCTGTCAACGACTTCGTTGCGCGTCCGGTCAATCATCCCCGCGAGTTCGTATAGGTCGCGCCCGATGCCCTTGCTCCCGTGCATGGTGCCATTGCCCTTTTGGAAGGCGAAAAACGACATGCAGTCTTCCATCCCGTCGAACCGGTCGAGCTTGGTGAAAATCTCCGACATCTCCGCGCCCGCGAGCCGGTAGTGACTGACTTTGCCGGTCACTTCCCGCACGAGCAGCGTATACACCGTGCATACGCTCGCGCCCGCCATGTAGCTAACACCGATGGTCAGTTCGCGGATTGCGTTCTGATACCAGGTTTCAATAGTGCCGCCGATGTTGAGAAGGTCTCGAATCTGGGCCGGGCTGGCGGCATTGATAGCGGCGATGGTTTGCTCAATGTTCCAACCCAATTCTTCCGCCGTTTCCCGGTCCTTGATGTAGGCGAAAAGTTCGTGCGGCAGATACATTTCCTTGAGCACGACGAACTGGGCATTCGATGCCGCCTGCTTGCAACCGTCCGGGAGAAAATTTTCTGCTTGCTGAAAAGCTTTGGGGAACCAGGTATATCCCTCGTCGAGCCACGCCGCCACGGTGTGGCCGAACAGCGCGTTGTCGAACGCCAGGTCCTCCACCAGGGTCCGCCATCCGACGCGGTTGCGGATTGTCTTGGTGATTACGTCCCGGAATTTCTCCGACTTCTCGACGTTGTTCTGCCACTTGTTACTCAGGGTGCTGTCGGTCAGGTATTTAACACCCGAGACGGCCTCACAAAATCTGGGCGCGACTTTTTCAATCCAGAGCGGCAGTGGTTTGGTGGTAAAATTCTGCTTCCACCCCAATCCTTCGGACTCCAGTCGGGCGCTGTCGTATGGGCGCTCCGCGTTGTATTTGGCCAGGATGCGGGAATTGACCACCTGCCGCTGGCGGTTCGCGGCGATGATGGTGCGCACCACGTTGACGGCCATGCCCGAGTCCCGGATACTGCGTTGAGTCGGGTGCCCGGCGGAGTCAATCTTGGGCGATTGGATAATCCCCCCGGCGGGGTCCAGGTTGTTAGAAGTAGGATACTGCGTTTCGGCAGGCATAGCGTCTCTAAACAGTGTGCTATTCGGGGGATTTCCGCCAGATTCGTTTCCACCGGCCATCCGGGCACCGCTCGGTCGTCAGCAACACCTTGGCGTCGAGCAGACACCCGCAGAGCCCGCACTGGTCTCCGATAAGCTCCGGCCCCGGAATGCGATGCGGGCACCGGCGGCACTCATGCCAGCGATTCACTTCTTCCGCGGGATTCACCAGCGCCCGGTAGCCCCGGAAACGAGCGTAGCCGACAGCCAGCATAGCCGCGGCGAATCGAAAAGGGTTCGGTATCTTCATGGCGTGCGTCGCTTTCTCCAGCAATGGGCCGGGAGTGACGCATCGTCCACCACGTCATGGTCCACCCACACCGACACCGGCAGGCTCTCCCCCAGGTGACTGCATCCGTTTAAACGCGCATCTATCGTCCGGCCCCCGAGAATTTCTTTGTGCATGGCACGGACTGCGGCACGACAACTGCTGCATCCCTCCGGGAGAGCCGTGTTCAGCGGGCAGGCCGCGCACACGTTCGCGCGGTTGGCGGCGTCGGTGGGGCTGGCCCAAGGCACCCGGTTGCCGGGCATCAGCCCGCGAATGAAAGACAGGTATTTGAGCACGCGCCCCTTGAGGGACGCAATCTTCAGGTGCCGCTCGTTTTCGCCGTTGATTTCGGAGCAGTGCGCCGGGTTGCGCGCGCACGCCTGGGCGCTCACTTCCGCCTCGACGTTTCCCTGCGCGCGTCCGGCGCGCTTGCGATATGCGGCTACCCGACGCATCACGTCGGCCCAAGAGTGTCCCCGGATTCGAGCGCCGTCGCTATCGGTGAAAAAATATCCGTCCCGCGGGAAAAGGTTTACGTTTATGCGCTTCATAAAATCGGGGTGTCGCTGAGGTAGTCTGTGGTGTTCGTGCAGTCGTGATACGCCCCGCCCTTAAGCACCCGTTCGTCGGACCAGCCGTCGAAGTCATCGGAGTCCCCCGGCATCGGAACATCGTTGCCCTTCATACTCAGTATAGTCCCGGAGCCGCGTCGGGCGGCGAATACAAAAAGCGTCAAGCTGTCGGCTTCGTCCGGGGAAGTTTTCCCAGTGCTGATGTAGTCCGCCTTCGTTTGGACTTTTTTTTGTTTGCCAGTCGTAACGAATTTTCGCTGAGTCACCTGGACTGCTAGTTTCTCCAGGTTCATGCTGGGGTGCAACAGCAAGTAGCCAAATTCCGCATACGCGCGTAGCCCGAACCAAAGTTCGCTGCAAACTCGTAAAAATTCTTCCTCACAGGTGTGAGTATCTTCCTCCATGAGCCGGGTCTTGCTTGCGCTGTTACTGTAGTTAACATCGTGTATGGCGGGGGACCAGTCGTGCTTCATCAAGTCCGCGATGCCCGCGCCGTGACCGGTTCTGTCGCACGCGAACCATTCCGGCTTAACGCCCGCCTTCTTGTTGATTTCAATCAGCTTTGCGCTCATGGCCACGGTGTCGCCCTTCGGCAGCATGAACTGCTGGTCCGCCTGAAGCGCCCATCGAGTGGTTGAACGACTGTTAGTATCCTTGAACATGATAGTGCGCCCGTTCGGGAATTCCAACGTCGGGGGGACCTTGTAGCCCGTGGCTCGACCCCAGCGCCCGAGGGTATACGGGGCTCCTGCGCCGCCTTCGAGCGCCAAGTCGCACGAGGCAACCGCCACGGGGGTATCGAGAAAAATGAATTCCCCGCGCATGTTGTGCAGCATTCCCGGAGGAATTACCGCGAGTTCGATGCCCTGGGGCGGATACGCGCCGCGGCCCATCGTGTAATATCCGGGCGATTGCAGCCCGCCGGAATTGAGCGCAATAGCGTCGAGCCCGGCGCGCGTTTGCAGACCGGGATAGATGGTTTTGCCAGTGACCACGTTCTCCGACTTCTCTCCGTCAAGTCGGAGCACGTCCCAGCCGCGCGTGGATTTCCACCGGAAGTGCTTGTCGATGTCGAAGCTCTCCCATCCGAACGGGGGCTCTGCGCGGATACCGACTTCGTCCCGCTGGTTGCGGGGATTGTAGGCACCAAAAATCTTGAACCCACCCACGGCCCCTTCTTCTTCAACCTGGCTCAACACGTTGTCGATGTCGCCCCACACGCCTTGCGGGATGTTCTCGATTTCGTCCAGGAACAAGAACAGCCGGGATAGCGGGCCGAAGACCGGATGCGGGACTGGCCGCGGGATACGCTTCGTTCCCTGGATGCGCCCCGCTTTCTTTTGCTTGCCCATCGGGATGACGAGACCCTTGATTGCGCCCGCCTGATTTCGCCGGGAGCGCCCGATGAATAGTGCATTCACTTCGCCCGGCATCGGCAGCGTGGCGCTGCTGTGCAACCGGACCAGATGCGAAAAAAGGTTCGATTCCAAGTGGTCCTCGCTCGGGCCGAGCACGCGCACCGCGGTGTATTCCGGGTCGCGAATGAATTCGAGGAACAGCCGCACACCGACGCTGTAGGATTTGCTCATGCTGCCGCCGCCCATAATGAGCCCCTGATTCGTGGTGCGAAATAAATCCCACAGGTCTCGCGTCGATTGCGGCGCTGGGTTGAATAGTGTCGGGGTCCAGAGTATCTGTGCCGCTTCCTCCGGAGCGTCGGATTCCAGCAGGTCGTGCAGGTAGTGTGTTAGGATGGGATTGTATTTGGCCGGATTGTCATCGGAAATCTTGACCTTCATCTTGCACGCTTCGACGACGGCCATCGCGGCTTCCCGCTTCCGGTCGGAATGCACGAGCGACGCTACCTGGGCCGCTAACACCTTAGCTGGTCCGTCAGGAAGCATTAGAGGGGGCGTCCGCAGTGCTCGATTAGGTCGGCGTCGTGGACGTTGGGGAAGTCAACCACCGGCGCGGATTCCCATCCGACGGCGTGGAAGTGGTGTATGCGGGGAGTGCCTGACTTGCGGTGCATCGCCGGGGTGAATGAAAAGTTCATCGCTTCGATTGGGACTAGCCAGCGGACCTTTTCGACTTCCGCGGCGAGATGGGGAAGGTTCGAGGATATTCGCCCGAGCACGTCGAATCGGGGGTGCTTCGCGGCGTTGCGGACGGTGAGGATGCGGGGGCTCCAGCCGCGCGCGGACCAGGACCGGACCCAGAGTCGGAGGATGCTCGCTTGGCTGGGGTCAGCGTGCTCCGAGCTATCCCAGTAGGTGTAAACGTTTGGTTTGGGCATAAAATTTGGTAGCGGGGGCGGGAGTCGAACCCGCTATTTTCACGTTATGAGCGTGACGAGCTACCGTTGCTCTACCCCGCAGTTCACTAAACAGTGTGCCAAAAAAAGACGAGCCGCCATCCGTATTATCAGATGGCGGCTGTAACCCAGGCTGGTGAAGACTTAATTTGTGTTGGGACCCTGGAAAAACAATGAATAAAACCAGGGATGAATCAGAAAGGGCCTGGAGGGGAGATTGGTCGGGGGAGAGTGACTTCTTCCACTCATTCATCGGCACAATTGCCGGTGTCCTAGATTTTGGACGACCCCCCGGTAAATTATTTGGTTGTGTTCATAATTGATAAAAGTTGGTGGACACTATCGCGGCCCTGGCGTCCGACTGTCGGAGGGCTATTTACGGGCAGTAACGCCCGGCCCGAATTATTGCTGCTGTTCCAGGACTCGAACCTGGGGCGGGTAAACAAGTGGCGACCTGTTTATTCGTCTATCGCCAATCATCATTAGACCACTCTGACAAACAGCAACAAATTGGTTCACTTTCCGCATTTTCCGCCGCAGCACTTGCCGCCGTTCTTGTGCTCGGGGCTCTTGCCGTTGGTGATGCGGGCCAGCCGGAGCGTAGCCTCGTCCCGACGACGTTGGTTGGCGGTTTCAACCGCGGGACTGAATTTGCTACCCTTCGGGGCGGCTTCGTAAGTAAATGATAAGTTCATAGTGGGTTTGACTATTGTTTTCGTTTTGCGTTCAAAATAATTGTGCGCACGTTTTGCTCGGTCCAGTGCTTGCCGGACCGCGTGCGGGAGTCCATGATGTTCAGCAGCCGCGCTATTTCGCGGTAGTTTTTGGGGTGGTCGGCGTGGTCGTCGTCCCTGCCCGGTTCTCCATTATGCCAGTCCAGCATGAGTTTGAGCAATGCCGCCTCGGGCTTGAAAAAACCGTAAGGTTTAACGCCTTCCACGTTCATCTTGCCCGCGGCCTTGAGCCGGTCCTTGGCGCTGCGCAGTTTGCGCACCAGGACGGACTTCTCCCATTCCGCCAGCGCGCCCATGATTTGTCGAATGAGCACGCGCGTGGGGTCACCGCCGTCGGCTGCCATGTCCGTCAGGTTGCCCTGGTCGGCGCTGAAAACTTTGATGCCTCGGGTCCGACACTCTTTCAGGAGTAGTTCGGAGACCATCAGGTCGCGCGCGAGTCGGTCCATCCGCTCGACGACGATTGCTTCGAGGGGTTCCCCGCCGTTCTGCTTGCTCCAGGATACTATCTCCAGGGCAGCCGAAAACATCGGTCGGTCGATGCCCTCCACGGTTCCAGAAACGCCTTCCTCCCGAAACTCTCGGTGGTTGGTGAGCTTGTGGATTCGGCAGAAGTCCTCAATAACCCTGTCCTGTCGGTCGAAGCCGTCGCCCGCGATTTGGGTCGCGCCGCTTACTCGTAGATAACTCACTACATTCATGTGGGAAGGTAACACGGGCTGCGGGATAATCAAGTCCGTATTTCTACTGGGAGTTCCATCCGTGTTCCCACAGAAGCTCCAGCCGCTTGAAATAGTGGTCGTATTGCTTGGCTACCTGCGGAATTGAATACAGCCGGACGGCACGCTCGCGGATGTATTCGCAATCCAGGTATTTCGCCACGCGCAGCGCACTCACAAACTCGCCCAGGTAATTGCATCGAAAGCCGGAGCGCCCGTGGTCCACGGTCTCGGTGAAGCCTCCGAAGTCCGTGGAAATGACCGGGGTGCCGCACATCTGTGCCTCGACTGCCACGCTGCCGAAGGGCTCAATGTATTGCGTCGGACACAGTAGCGCAGTTGCGCGGCTCATGTATTCGTTTCGCTCCGCGTTGCACAGCGGTCCGAGATACTCCGCGCCGTGGGTGACCAGGCTCGTGTCCCCGTGGCCGATGACCTTGAGCGGGATGCCCGCGGCGTGTGCGGCCTGGCACGCAATGGCGATTCCCTTGCGGGGTGTTAGCCGCCCCACATACAGCGCGAATCTTTCCTTGTTGAATCGCTCCCGGAACTGAAAATCGCTCTCGTCGAAGAACAGAGGTATCACGTCGTCGAAAAATCGTCCTTCCCAACTGTCCTGGAACCCGTGCGTGCAGTGCCGCCACGCGTGGCTTTCATACACCCGATACGGTGCGTAGCTGCCGACGTAGCCAATGGAGTATTCGAGCGCCAGACAGTCCGGGTGAGCCTCTGTTACGGACTGCTGGCTGCGCCCTCCGATGGTGCAGATTATATCCCGAGGTTGTTTTCGCTTCGCGATGGCAGACACCATCCGAGGATTGCACAGCGCCCACAGCGCCGGGGAATTATCCGTGGCGGCATATTGGTATTGCGTGTTGCCAAGAAGAACCCGCTGTTCTTCCTCGGAAATACACGACACGAATTCCGAGCAGGGCGCTTCGTTGTGCTCCGCGCCGTAAAGAAAAACGGTGTGATTCAGGTGCCGCAGCAGTTTGGCGAAACGAATCGTGGCCTGGGTAAAGCCGCATAGTTCGTATTTGCTGGTGGTTTGGGTGGTCGGTAGGGCGAGCAGGTGAATACTCATGTCAGGTTATGTTGATTGCCTCCGAAGAAATTGATTGGAAAGTCCAGACTCCGGCGGCACCTGGATTAACAGATAGCCCTACCTTGGTGCTGGCGGGAGTTACATCGAAGCCGGTGGAAAGGGATTGCAGCACCTGGGCCGTGGGCACATTTTGAAAACCGGAGGACCCGTTACGGTGGTTCGCTATGACGGAGCCCTGGACGACGGTGCTTGCGCCAGTCGCCCGGACGATGCCCTCCACATCCCAACACCCGGTGTCGGTTGCCGCGGTTTGCGCAACGCCCGTGAACGAGCACCGACTAACATCCGTAACCGTAGCGCCGGTTCCAAACCGCATTGAAAAGATTGGACCTGCCACTCCGGTAGCGGTCTTCGTGGCCGTGATGCGCCACCGGACGGTGGTGCCGATTTTGACGTGCCCGGAGATAGCCAGGTCGGAGTTGGTCAGATACGTGTCGGTGGCGTTCGCGGTTACGTCAGTGACGTTAGCGTTAGCCAGGGTAGGACCGGCAGCGCCAGTCGGTCCGGTGGGTCCGGTGGGTCCAGTCGGTCCAGTGGGACCGGCTGCCCCAGTTCCTCCGGTTGGCCCGGTCGGACCGGTAGGACCCGATGCTCCGGTTCCGCCAGTCGGTCCTGTAGGACCAGTAGGTCCGGCTGCTCCAGAAGCGCCGGTGCCCCCGGTAGGCCCGGTTGGTCCGGTCGGACCTGATGCGCCGGTGCCTCCCGTGGGTCCTGTTGGTCCTGTTGGTCCTGGGTTTCGTAGCATGGTTATCCTTCCTTGGCGGTATACGGACTGCTAGTGCTGGCGCTTATGACATTCATGGCTTCTGTCGTGATGTAGTTGCCTTCCAGTTCGTAGCTGCCATTAGGCTTAATAAGTATACTAGGCTGTGCCGCCGTGGCGGCAGTAGTAAAATTTATCCACTTATCTTCGGTGCTGACATTCTCGAAAAGAAGATATTTACGTGCAGTGTTAGCCGCCATAACTTGCTGACTGACGCCGCCGGTGGCCACTGTGCCGGAGCGGTCCGTAAGAGTTCCACGCTGGGCCGTATTTATGGTGCGTAGGTTGCCGCTCAGGTCCTCGCTCAAAGCTACTTGAAAAGTTTCGGTCCACGTAGGCGATGCGGCATTAGCCACGGCTGGCAACACCCCCAAATTCGTAGCGCCAGGCACTACGGAATTATTCGACTTATTTCCCGCTGAAGTCTGGGTCCCGCTGGGAATGTTGCGGGTGATAAGCCCTATGTCGGAAGCAATCGGGGCCGTGTTTGAAGCTGTGGCTCCGCACACCGAAAAATACCTGAAAATTGTTTGTAGGTTGAACCCCGTCATCGGGGTCGAACCGTTGAACACCGTGACTTTGAAATATCTCGCTAGCGGGGGAAAGTGCAACTCAGAAATGTTAGCTGCGGTAATCGTCGTGGTCGGACCGAAGAAAAAGGTTACGTTGTCATTTGAAAAAGAAACAACGACAGTGGCGGTGCCCGCGAAGGGAGACGACCCCGCATATATACTAACAGCGGCGTAGCCTAGAATGTCTTCGGAAGTTCCTGTGAAGGTGCCGAAGGCTCCTAGTGGGGTGCTAGACGAATTGGCAGCCGATATAACCCCGGTAGTTGATACCGGCTGCGTTGCCGGAAAGTTGCTGACGGAGACCGGGATGGTGCTCTGGTCGGAAGCAATGACGACCGGTATACTGTTAGCGCTTGTCTTCGAGCCGACAGTGGGTGCTGAACTGCCAAGCCACGACTGAACGTCTACCTCCTGGGTGCCGCACGGAATGTTACGCACCACGAGTCCGAAGTCATTGACAGCCGGGCACGAATCTAGGACCGTAGCCCGATTATCGGACGCACTGTCTTTGATTTCTACTGCGCCGATTTCAATATCGCCGGGCTCGACGATGACCGGCAGCGGAACCGGGATGCCGCCCCCGCCGCCGGTGATAAGCGACTTGAGGCGCAGCAGTATCTTCCGGAGCAGATTGTTGTCCGTGTCGCCTGGGCGGGGGTCCTGTTCGTCAAGGGCCATAGAAAAGTCTCGCGGTGCGATGCAGTCTGCGACGAAGCCTGTTACGAAACCCGATTGCTTTGCCGAGCGTCAGTCTGCGCACTCGCACTCGGGTGCAGCGGGTGTCGGAGTTGAGTAGGTCAACAATCGACTCCAGCACTACCGCGTGCGGCTCCGGCGCGTTAGGGAGCGAGGGCACCGGTCGGAGTAGCCGCCAGCGTCCCGCCGGTAGCGTCGCTGTTCAGGGCGATGAGCAGCCGGATGAAAGTGCGAATGGGCTCGTCCCGGAACGCGGTGCGGATGTCAACGCCGCGAACGCCGCAGCTACACGGGAAACCGGACGTGTTGCCGAAGATAATTGCGAGTTGGTCCACGACTTCCGCGGGGATGGGCAGGTCGTGGTTCCCTTGCAGATAATCCGCGAGGGCTTGCAGTTTGGTGCTTTGCGCTGTAGTGAGAATGGCCATAAATTTCGTGTTGTGTTACCGTCAGTATACAGTGTGGGTTTAGTGGATGCGCCGCAAGGGCGGAGTTGGAGATTTCTTGTCCGGCAGGTGCAGAATCGTTTTCAACTCAGCATCGAGCACCGGCACCACTACCCTGGCACTATCGGCCAGCGCAGCCAGCGCGCCATCGCCGGGGCAGCCATATCCGTCCACCGCAAATTGCACCCTGTGCCGGGCCGCGAACATACGCACGGCGCGCACCGGGACGAAAAACTCTACCCCCGGCTGGTTATTGCCGACAGTGACGCCGATGACGCCGCCGTCAGAAAAGACTGGTCCTCCGGACGCGCCGGGCACTACGACAGCGCTCATTTGGTCCACCGGCCCGGACCAGGGCCAGCCAGCGACATGCACCCCGACTTGGGACACGATGCCGGAGGTAATGCTGCCGTCGAAAACTTCACCCCGAAAATTGCCGACGATGAACACCGGCGCACCGACGGCGTCCCACTCTTCACGAGCAAAACGCACGGGCTCGAAGTATCCCGGCGGCACGTCGATACTGAGTAGGGCCAAATCCAGGTCGGAATCCCGCGCGATAACGGTAGCGGTGAACTTGCACTCGCCCACCTTACGGCCCTCGAACCGAACCAGCTTTACGGCACTGACCTCGTTGAACCCTTCGACAACGTGGTTCGCCGTCCAGAGAAAAGTGCGGGGTTTCCCGAAGGGGTTGGTTCTCTGCACCGCGAACGCACTACCCTGGCCCGCGCTGGTCTTTAGCAGCGCGGTGGAATTCTGCGCGTCGGTGTATTTGTTCGGCACCGAGCACGCCGTTAGCAGGAGGGCCAATAGAAAAACTAACTTTTTCATCGCGGGTGTTTGAGCCGGAGAGGAAGCCGATTGCGCAAATCCGGAGAGGGCGCAAAGGTTTCTACCGGCCAGAAACGATACGCCGACGGATACCGCGCGGCCAGGTTGACGAAGGCCCCGAGCAACGGAGGGTTCGCGGGGTTATCGAACACCACCAGGTCCCCGGTGCTTCTCCAGGTAGTTCCCAGGTCGTGCGACACTTGCAGGTCGAACACACCGAGGAATGGCGGCGCGGGAAAAGAATACTCGTAAATCGGACCGAAGTCCGGGTCAACGTAAATCAGGTCCGAGTTGTATTGCGTGACCAAGTAGATTGGGAAAGATGCCGACTTTGCGCTAACGCAGAGCAGCAGCGAAAAAAGGATTGCGAGGAAGAACTTCATAACGTTAGGCCACTGGAGGCGGTGTCGAAATGGCGCTGTTCAGAGCGGCAGCTACCGAGCCCACCAAGTCCGTTTGATGTTGCACCGCGTCCGCCTGGGCCTGAACGTCTGCCTCCGCAATGCCGGTGGGCTTGGCCTTCAACGCCGCGATGACCAGGTCCCCCGTGGCCGAAAGAGTTTGTGTCACACCGGCGAGAGCCAGCGTGTTCGCCTGAAGATTTGCAAGAGCGCCCATGATTTGTTTCCTTTGTTTGTTGTTTCGCCAAAGCACCCACACCATCGCGAGAAGCATCAGCCAGTTGTCCATGTTCACAGATACAGTGCGGACTCAGAGCCCCGATGTCCGACTTTTATTTTCAAAAAAAATTGGCCCCGGTCACGGGAATTGCACCCATTGTTCAGCCTCACCGATTCGCCGCGTCCGGCACACTCGGGTCGATGGCTTTGCGCATAGCACCGGGATTTCAGAAAAAATTAGCGCCGGTGGGGGCTATTGACACCCCGACCTGCGGATTATAAGTCCGCTGCTCTACTACGCGCCCCCCAAACCCTGGTCGTGCTCCGTAGCCTAGGGAACCGTTTCCAGCCATCAGGCGGCGCTCACTGAGCTACACCGGCACGGACACCTTAGCACACCGGCCCTTCGATGTCAAATTTTAATATCGCGGCAGATTGTCTAAGCGAGTCCGGGCTGGCGATACCCCCCATCGGCTGTCAGGGAAATTCTTGCCTAGGGGGTGGGGCCTTTTCTGCCGGTCTGCGCGCCCTGGGACCGTGGGTCGGCTGGCCCTCCTGGCGGTGCGGCTGCGGAGCACGGCCATCTCGTGAGTTGACCACAGGTCGAGTGGGGCAGAATGTCTCACATGCGTGAGCCTCACGCATAATGCGTGAAAATCACGCATACGTCCTCGGGATGTCCGTCGGTTTCGCTTACACTGCTTTCTCATTATTGAGAACCTATTACGCTCCATATCCGCTATTGGTATGCGCTATTGGGGCTAATAGGTTCTCAAGATTGAGAAACAAAAGATGGGACAACTTGTCCCACTGTGTTACGTTAACGTTAATCCCAGGCTCCGCTCTCGATAAGCGCTGCGTGGGCTGTCTTCGCTACGTTGTCGAGTAGGCGCGCCATGTTCACGGGGTGGTCGCGCTCCCAGGGCAGCGTGCGTAGCGGTGTGGCTATGGCCAGCACCTTCTCAAGGGCTCGGGCGAGCCGTAGCTCGCGCTCTGTCAATTGGTCAGCGCTCATGCGGCCCTCCCGAATTTGACACACGGCGCGAAATGAATCTCGCCCAGCCCGTCCGCGGCGGTCATGCTGCCCTCGTCAATCATGTCGGCCCAAATGGAGCGCGACACCGACTCGTGGCTTGTGTGGTCTTCGATGACGCAATGCTCGTTGAGCTTGTGGAGTTTGGCACAGTCGGCGCAGTCTGCGGCGTGGACCACGAACGCGCCCTTGCTCTGGTCCCGCAGGTTTGCTCCAAATATCTTGAGTTTCATAGTGTCGGATTCCTTTACAGTTTAGTGGTTGTTGCCGTCGAAGTTGATGAACACCCCGAGCTTGCGCTCGTTCGCTTGGTGTGCCGCCAGTCGGCGCTGCTGCTCCGCGAGGCACAAGCAACAGAAGCAAGTGCCGCAGCCGCAGCGGTGATAGCTCGACACACGAGCGTGCTTGGCCAGTTCCTTGGCGTCCAGGTCCTTCACTTGCTGCTCGTAAGATTTCTCATTCATCATGCCCATACAATACCACGGCGCTGTTTAAACGCAAACACAAAATGCGTGCGGAACTGCGGAGCAACTGACCGGGGAAACTACTTAGTCCGAGCGACC